TCAACGGTAGACCTTCGTACCGACGTTCCGCGAAAAATTATGCAAAACCCTCAGGATCGCATTTTCGAGGTTGAGTGTTCGGCTGGAACCGTCGAGGTTACGTTGCCCACCGGAGCGGTTCAACGAAAAATTCTTGACGCGGTTGACAAAACCAATTCGGAACTGAACACCGCTCTGCTCGAGGCCTGTGTGCAAGAGATCAACGGAATGCCAGTTATGGGTCCGGCGCAAGTTCGATCTTTGACCATTCGAGACCGAGAGAAAATCTTGACTGCAATCACCGAAAGGGTGACTGGCCCGCGATTGAGCGAAATTAAGAAACCCTGCGTAGCGTGCGAAAAAGAGATGGAATTCCCCTTCGCGATGGCTGCCTTATTTCGCTTTTGATCTAACTGAATACCCCGACCTACTCGACTCCTACGAAGCAATTACCGTCGCATACCCCGGATGGACTCTGAGTGAAATCAGGGCCCTCTCTCCACGCGAGAGATTCGAGTGGCTGCAACGAGCAGTTGCCAGAGTAAGACGTAGAGGAGGAAAGAACCCGTGAGCAATACCCCGTCGGTAGCCGACTACGAAAAGATCAAAAAAGAACTTGAGGACATCCTCAAACTCTTTAATGACATCACGCACGCGGCGGGCTCCTTCTCTGACGCGGTGAGCGGCCAAGGAACCGGCAAACGAGGAAGTAGCGCTGGCGGCGGATCATCCCTCGGCCTTGCCGACTTCTCGACACCTGCAGGAGGTGGCGGAAGCCTTCCCCCGCAAGTTCCCCCGCCGTCACCGCCATGGGCCAGAGAGGCAAGTGGCTCGGGAGGTTCGACGGGCGGATCTGCTGCAGTACAACTAGGCACTGCAGCAGTGGGCGGTGTAGCCGGAATTATGCCGGACACTCACGCCATGGTGGATATGCAGCAGTCGCTATTCCAAGCCTCATACGCCACCGGGGGTAATCTCTCAAAGTCTGACTTCGACCGCCTGTCAAACATCTCCAAGTCCGCCTTTGGCAATATGCAGACGAGCGTCGGTTCGGCTCAACGTTCGGCAGCCATCGTTTCTCAATTTGGTTTCGACCCGTACGGTGCTGCGGGGCAAAAAATGCTGGGTCAAGTGGGCGCCATTTCGTTGACTACGGGCATGTCAAACGAACAAGTCGCTGGAACCATCGCAAGCCAAAGCACCAACTCGGTAATGACCAACCGAATGCGAATGCTTGGCTTTGAGATGTTTGACTCTCAGGGCAACCCGAAGGACGTCGCTGCAGTCGCGCACCACATTTTGAAAATCACTTACGGATCAAACCCAACCCCCAAGCAAATCCAAATGGGTTTGCGACCCGGTGGTGCCCTCGACTTGATGATCCAGTCCTACATTCCTGATCCGGGAATGGCAGAGATCATCAAAGACAACATGCGTAAACAGGCCCTGAATAATGGGCAATACACGGCTAACGATGCGGCAACCGCAAACCGTTTAGGGCTAAATAACAACTCCTTGAACACGCGAACCACCGGCATGCGGTACCAGAGCACCGAAAGCAACAAAGCCGACTCCATGAGAAATTCGGCTGTCACCGGGTATAACTACGGAGTAGATTTTGCTTCTTCACTGAATGAGGCGTTTACCGAACTTGCGACAAACGTGCAAATTGTGAGCACGTTACTTCAGGGTGCGGCAGGTATTCAGGGCGGCATGAGCGGCTTCTTCTCAACAGGCCCCGGACAAACCGTGGCCGGAATGCTCGGTGCGCTCAAGGGAATCGGCAACCCCATAGAACTTGTGAAAACGGTAATGGGACTATTCCATGCCAAAGGCGGATCAATTAAAGGACCCGGTGGACCTAAAGACGACAAGGTTCCGGCGCTCTTGAGTAACGGCGAATTCGTTGTTCAGGCGGAGGCCGTACAAAAATATGGCGTAGATCTATTTGAATCGCTCAACGCCAAAAAGTTTGCCGACGGAGGATTCAACTCTCCATCCGAAGCGGTGTCGTGGGCCTTGGCCCACACCGGACAAGACCTCGGATATAGCGGTCTGTGTGACCACTTTGTCGCGCAAGCCTACGGCCAGTCGCACTCAGGTTACGAAAGCGCTAAAAGCCACTATCAAGCCGCCCTTGCCGCCAAAGACATCCACACCGACTCAAACCCTCCTCCCGGAGCGTTGGTCTATTGGGACACCGGACAGTACGGACACATTGCGCTGTCCGTCGGCGGAGGAAAAGTAGCCAGCACTGATTTCGTTCACAAGGGCCAAGAAGATGTCGTTCCTATTGCTGATATCACAGCAAAGTGGGGAACCTACCTCGGCTGGTCGAACCCGTTCTACGACGGCAAAGTTCAAGCAACGTTGGGACCTAGCACGGCCTCGGCACAGACTGGCACTAGCACGCTTGGCTCATCGAGTACGTCAACAACAACGGGGTCATCGGCACCAGACGTCACCGGAACTCCACCACTCTTCCAAGGAACCAATATCTCTTTTGGTGTTAGCGGGGTGAGCGGAAAGTACCAAAGCATACTTTCCGCAATGGATAGCGGCCCGGTTTTTGCCACGTTGGGCTCAAATCAATCAAACTCAAGTCAAAGCGTCGGTAGCGCAGGAACCACTGCGACGCCGGGCACTACCTCGAGTATGGCTACCGGTAACTACGGGTCCGGTGACATCACCGGAGCCAACTTGGTGAAACTCTTGCACGACACGGGTTTCGCTGGTGAAGACTTGCGAAAAGCGTATGGCGTTGTCATTGGTGAGTCGGGAGGAAATCCAAGGGCGGTTCACAAAAATACTTCTGGTCAGTGGGCGGGGTCAACTGACTGGGGTCTCATGCAAATGAACGACGTGACAAACAAAACCGCTGGCGGAGAAAAAATTGATTACTCCGAAGCAAAAATCTTTGACCCTGTCTATAACGCCCGCATTGGTCTTCTCACGAAGAACGAACGCGGCTGGACTGACTGGAACACTAACCGCGACGTCTCACCTGAGTATTCTCGGGGACTCAACGAGTACGACCAGCACCCTGATTGGCATAAGGGTTTTTCCAAAGGATCGTGGCGCGTAGACAAAGATCAAATTGCCAACATTCACCAAAACGAAATGATTCTTCCGGCTCCCGCAGCCGAAGCGGTACGTACAGTGATGCGGGAAAGCAGAGCCGGTCAGACAAGTTCATCGACCAAATCGGGAGGTGTTGTAATCAACCTGTCTGTTGCTCGAGCATCAGACGACGACGCCTCACGTATTGCTCAAAAAGTACGGCGCATGATCGACGATGAGCAGACGTTGCACTCCATCGGTAGTGGTCATCCCTGATGGAAAAAAACCCTTTGGCAATATTCAACGCCCATATTGCGGAAGTCATCAAGAGCCTGCGGTCTGTAGAAGATGACCTTCGGTTCAAAAAAACCAAAGCGTGGATGTCTCCCGCGAAAATTAGCGCACCGAGATTCTCGTCAAGCCCAACAACGTCGGGTTCATCTGCGGGAGCATCTGCGGTTCAAATTGGTACAGCAGCGGTTGGTGCCGTGGCGGGAATCATGCCCGATACCGCTCACGCTGTCGACATGCAACAGTCGTTGTTTCAAGCGTCATTGGCTTCTGGCGGGCACCTATCAACCTCTGACTTTGATCGCTTATCAAAGTCAACTCAAAACGCATTTGGCAACTACCAAACCAGTGTTGGATCGGCACAAAGATCAGCCGCAATAGTCTCTCAGTTTGGTTTTGATCCTTACAGCGCTGCCGGTCAAAACATGCTTGCTCAAGTTGGATCGATGTCTCTGACTACCGGCATGTCTAACGAGCAAGTGTCTGGCATCGTCGGTTCACAAAGCACTAACCCCGTGATGACGAACCGTTTACGCATGCTCGGTTTTGAGATGTTCGACTCGCAAGGAAATCCAAAAGACGTATCGTCTATCGCTGATCACCTTGTGAAAACGGTGTGGCGCGGGTCGACCCCAACTCGAGAACAAATTCAAAAATCTTTACGACCCGGTGGCGCCATGGACCTGATGCTTCAGTCCTACATCCCAGACGCCGGTATGCAGATGCTGATCAAAGACGCCGTCATCAAGCGCACGTTGAACTCTGGAAAGTACGCATCTAACGATGCTGCGACTATGACCAAATTGGGCCTGAATGATAACGCGCTCAACCCACGAGTTACAGGGATGCGTTATCAAAGCACCGAAAGTAGAAAGACAAACGCATTTAGGAACTCCATGGTGACCGGCTACAACTACGGGGTTGATTTTGCGTCATCTATAAACGAAGCCATTACGCAAGTGGCAACCAACGCTGGAGTGCTGAGTACGGCAATGCAAGGACTTGCTGCCGTACTTGCGGGTCTCCAAGGATTTGGTGGGACCGGGCCCGGTAGCGCCGTTACTGGGGCTGTTTCTGCTTTGAGGGGAATTCTGCCTTTTGCTGAAGGTGGTCAGGCAAACCTTGCTGACTACCTCAAGTCGGCTGGCGCATCAAAATTTGTAACGGGCGGCCAAGTTGCGGACG